TATGTTGCATATGGTAAGTTACTGCCAACCCTATAGCCCGATTCTATTTTATCGGTCGCTATACTTGCAACTAATTTTCCTGTATCTGAATTGGGTGCTTGGCCTACCGCCGCAGCGATATGCGGTCGTGTACCTTTGCCGCTTTGCCTTTGCCGCTTAACTGGCTTGCCTGGTGATGCTTCTTGAATTGACTTAATAGCATAAGTACGTACCTCTTGAGCCGTTACCCATACGCCGTCCTCAACCGCTTCATTAAATGAACTGCCAAGCTTTCTCATTTGTGTTTGAAAATCCCTTACGCCTGTAAGTTTAACGGTCATTGACTAACGCCCCGCTCGCCTTTGATTACTAGCCACAAGTCAGCCTCTTCTATATTGTCAATGTGCCTTATCTGGTACTCATTGCCACGGTAAACTAATCGCATAACCTCGTCTATATTCGTTCTATATCTAATCGTAAAGTTACTAAATGCGGTTTCACCTAGTTGATCGGCGTGAAGCAATTCAGAACCACTTGTGTTTTTAATCTTTGCCCATAAGTCAGCAACTTTAACCCACGACTGAGTAAACCCGCCTGTATCAGTTGGCGTTGTGACAAGCTCTTGAAGCTCTACTTTGCGATTTAAATCGCAAGGATTTACTTGGCAACATTTCATTTATTAGCCCGGGTGGTTTTATTGCGTCTAGTTTAACGCTTTATTAATTGCATGACAAACACCAACATTAAAACACTAAGCCGCCCATCACAGCATAAGGGCGCAACAATTCTGCCGCTCCGCTATCGCTTACAGCTTTACCAGTATCGCAACCGCCAGAATGACTATGAATGTAGGCCGAACACATAAGGATTGCTTGAATAATAGGCGCTGGAATATCTGCCGCCGTTGCACCATAACCGGCACTATAAACAACCTGTAGAGCGGTGTTTTCTGTGGTGCTATAACCAACTGAATTGAATTGTATTAAGTCTGGCTTGCCTTTCACTATCTTGTAATCGTCAGTAGTTAATACATCACCGTTGACTGTCACAGAAGTAGTAGACAATAGATTTGCATAAGGAATATTTACGCGAAACTTACTAGCATGGGTTACCGGCGATAATGCCGATGTGCCAAACGTTCCGATGACAGGCCAATCTTCATAAGTAAGTGCGTAAGTTCTTGGTAACAATTCTAGGCTTAAAAATGATATGACTAGACGAGTGGCAACTAATAAAGTGCCTGCTATTTTGGGGTCGTCACTGTCAAGCCTCGCCCAATCGATTAACTCTTGAGCCGTTGCCGGGGAAACTAAAACGTCATTTGTTACTATGCTATACATTAAGATTTACTCTTTTTTGCCGCTCGCTTTTTAGTTTCTGCGGGCTTCACTATTTTAAGCTCTGCTACAATACCGTTAGTCAGTCTTTGCGAGGTTTGGGCGTTGTCTGGTAAAGATACAATAGCGCCTTGAGTGCCAAGCGTAGAGGATATTAATATTTTATACTGTTTCATAAGTCACCTGTGTTTTATATATTCTAACCGTTCTATTTATATTCAGCAAATAAGCCTATAAAAAAGGGGCATTTAAGCCCCTTTAACATTTATATTTACTTGGCCTTAAGCTACAGTAAATAAACCCTTGCAGAACGCTTTAGGTAGTGGAATACCTAATGTATAACGTTCTTCACCCAGTATTGCAACACCGTTTTTGATAAAGAAGTCGTCATGTGACTCCGATACTCTAACGCTAACCTCTTCACGATCATAAATTACCGCGCCTTGCGTCCAATCTCCAATTAAGAAGTTGTTAACTGGCATCGCATTAGTAATTACAACAGGTACGCGCCAAACTGCCTGTGTAGCTGTATCTGTAGGCATAGCAACCATTAGGTAATGACCGTCAGTAGCTTTTGCTGTTTCTAGTATTTCCCAATCAACAGGATTTAATACTAAACCAGTCATATTGTAATACTCTTGCACTTGGCAAGCTGTAATTGCTGAACGTATATGATCAATCATTGCCGCAGGAATATCAGCCGCCGCCGTTCCATTGGCAAGCTCGCCAACTGTGGAAACGCCTGCATCAACCATTAACCCAGTAAGCTCTTGCCCGGTTCCGTCACCTTGTAGCAATTGCTGATCGGATTTTAGATCAAGTCCATAAACCAAGCGACCGTTCAACAAGCTTTGCATCATAGGCGCATCACTCAAAACTTGCCTTGAAGCCGCAAACCAATGCGCTACTGTGCTGATTGTTTTACTAATCAATTCATAAGTAACTTCTGATTTGGCCTTTGCGACAAATTCACCGCCACCAGTACCGGCAACAGTACCTTGAACATCAGCACTATTGGTAAATACGTTTTCGCGCATATACTCAATAGCATTTGATGCGGTTGGCACTGTGGGTATTAAATCACGTATGCGAATCGCTCTAACTGGGTTTTGATATACAGTTGTGTCGCGGTCTGGACGAACCAAAGCGCCCGCACTAGCGGCTAAACCTGTTATATCTTTCTTGTCCAAAGTAACAACGGCAACTGAACGAGAATTAGACTCGCTGGCGGTTGTATAGTTTTTAGACTCTACGAATGATTGACCGATAGATTTTAAAATCGGGTTTGCTGCATCATACTTTTGCGCTTTAATCTGAATATTTTTAAGTTCAGTGTCCAGCTTTTCAAAAAGCTCCTTAAGCTCATTGTGTGAAACAATTTGAGCGTCTAGCTTTTCTTTTGTTTCAACTGTAGATTCGCCTAATTCTTTAGCCTCTTGCTTTGACTCTTTTTGAAACAAGGCGATGTTAGCGGTGCTTTCATTTAATTTTACTACTAGCTCTTTAATATCCATTAGTGGAACTCCTATAATTATTAACGGGCAAAATACCCAAAGTTTTCAAGGGCTTCTTCAAGCTCTTTCAATTCTTGCGGCTGATTACTCGTTAAAGTGCATTTAGGCGGCTTTTCGGTTAACAGTGCTTTCAACTCAGCTAATTTAATAGCTAAATCGTTGACTTCTTCAAGTGTTAAATTCTCACCTGATAAAATTTGTTCTGATATGCTTTTGACTGACAGTATTTTTGCGGCTGAATTTGCAGGAAAATCTACAGGGCCAAACTCAAATAATTTAACTTCGTGAATGTGTCTTATGCCACCGTCATCAATATTGCTTTTGCTTTGAGGTATATTGAATTGAATTGATTGCTCAGTAAGAACCCCATCACGCGCAAGTTTGAGCGTTTCTTCACCGCTTGGCGTGTCTGAAATATAAGCGACTGTTGCCAGCCCTTTAGAATCTTCAAACATTTCAAGAGGCTTGCCAATCAATATAGAGTGATTCCTCATAACTTTAATAGAACTCAATCGTTCGCTAATGGTCTTTTTAAACGCGCCCTTGTGAATAACGTCACCGACTTGATCTAAATCCCACGTTGCAGCATAGCCTGATATTTCACGTTTATTCATATCAACGTCAGCTTTAAACTCTATGCTTTTGACTAATGGCACGTTGCGCCCTCTTTTGATTAATTCGGTTTATGTGCTTATTTTACCACTTGTTTGCAATATTACGCAAATTACAACGAATAACCCGCTGCGCATCTGCAATTTATAATTTCTTTGGCACTTCCTGAAGTGTCGCCTGGTTGCATTAATAAATCATCACCGACAACAAAAGGGTTGTCTATCTCCACTTTCTGACCGTTAGCCACTAAGTGAGTCATCCTTGTTCTTTCTGTTGGTGACGCTATCCACTCTTTTTTTAATGGAAGCCTTGTTGACTTGGCTGCTAACTGTGTCGAAGCATTGCTTGAACCGTGTGATTCTGTTCTTGCTATCATGCGCCCGCGTAAGCGTGATAATTCACCGCCAGCGTTGTTTATTCTCGATTGTATTAACTGGCCTGTTTGTATTTCGCTCAAGCCCTCCTCAATGCTATCGTCTAAAGCCTCGCGTATTATTGTTAGCGCTTGGCTTTCTGTTGTCCCTGCTATCAATGTTACTTTTAGCGCTGATTGTGTTTTTATCCACAATTGCCGGGCTAGATTAAATTGCGGTGTATTTGGTACATCTTTTTTGATTTCGTTGGCCTGGCAATGCTTCACTATGTTATTTAAAAGCCGTTGACCAAACATTTTATATGATTGTGTGTAGAGTCTTGTTAGTAAATCGCCTATTCTGCGCTCATGTATGATTACAGCGTCTTTATCACTTCTTGCGATTGCTCTCATTGCCCTAGCTATTTCACGCCTGAATAAACCCTCATAACGCCGTGATAACTGCAAATACATGCGCTCTTGTAAAGCCTGTTCGCGTTTCGGTGTTAATCCTGTTATTAGTCTAGCCACTTGAAAGCCTCTTTTCACTGTCCATATGCGAGCGCCTTTAACATTGATTTTACACCATCGTCATTCATGTTTATGCTAGGTTCAGGCGGTTCTATTTCGTCTGGCAAGTCTTCAGGATCAAAGCCCATCTCTAAACGCTTATTGATAGCCTCGGCACTAAAGCCCATATTCCAAAGCTTTTCAGCATTCGCTAGTTTCTTTTCCAGTGTAACTTGAAGTGCAGCAACGTTTGATAAGTCAAATTCCATGCAAATATCAGCGCCAAACTCTGATGCTAGTTGGTGATCAAACTGTCGCTTGTATAATTCCAATTGCGGTATAATTGTTTCAGTCCACAATTGTTTCATCATGGCCTCGGCATTTGCCAAATTCAAATCTTCAGTGAAGCCCATGGCACCCAATGGGACGCCAAATACCGCCGCGATCTCAGTCCAAACTGAACGCCTTGAATTAGTAAAGTCCATTTCTACCGCTGTCCGTGATAACTGGTTGATTTTGCCACTTGACACTAAAGGCGATCGCGCATTTTCTGGTGTTTGCGATCTTTCTTTCAACTTCTTCTGTATTGAATCTATTTGATCTTGCTGAATGCCCTCTGGTACTTCTATATGTATATCAGATATATTACGGTTTTGTAGGCTGGATTTCTGCCAGTCTCCAGCTTCCCTGTCTATATCTGTAGCCCTGCCCGCCGCCATCAATACAGGCTGCCCAAAATAAACGCTCTGCGGGTTAGGTAGCTTTAACTGAACCATGTTTTCAGGCTCAATATCATGCTTTGAATTGCCGTTTTCATACTTATACATAGCAATTAAGCGCTCTTTGCCGGGCTTTATTTTAATGTATTGTGAGTTAAGCAAAGAAATCATTATAGGATAGCCCCGAGCGCCGCCTTTGACTTCAGGCATAAACGCCGAACCCGATAAATCAAGCATCTGACTAGCTAAGTACATTAGCTCGTACCATGATTGATCTAAATTAGGGCTTTTTATTAACTGGTTTAATGGGTGTTCATCTGGTAACCGCTCTAATTCGCCTTTGCTGTTTTTCTTTGCAGCGTACCAAGGAACACCCGCTATTAGCTTGGCACGT